ATTTCCATTACACGACCCTCCAGCCATCGTTGTTTAATAACTCTACCAACTGCGATACAAACCCATGTTCAACGACCAAGGCATTACCCAAAAACTGTGCCTCGTCATCGGTGTTATCAATCAGGTTCTGTAAAGCCTCGTCATTCTGTGGATAGAACAAGAAAATAGAATGATGATTAACCACCCGATAATCTCCGTCCTCGATCCACGAACCTATGTCCTGAACTTTCTGTGATTCTGTTGTCATTTCCTATATCCTCCGATATAATTACTCATGATTCCATATAACCATATATCTAACTATATCTAATAGTCAACAACAAAATACACTTTCTATAATGTTTTTTCTGCCCTTACATGATTTGAAAAAAAAAATCGAAAATAGGTGTCTTAGTGTCTTAAGTGTCTTGTTTGGCTTCCAGCAACGGTTACAGACGAGACACTTACAAGACAGTAAGACACTTTTAATACCGCACGGAGACGAGTTTTGGAAAATAAAAACACTAAACCCATAGAAAACACTACTGGCAAGGTAGGCAGGCCAGCAGGACTGACGGAACGGCAAAGAACTTTTGCCAAGTATTATGTCGAAGGAAGATATAGCAACGCGGAGTGTGCGCGAAAGGCTGGCTATGCAGATAAATCTGCCAATGTTCAGGCTTCAAAGCTTCTCAACGGCCATGATTTCCCAGAAGTTGTGGAACTCATAAAGGAACTACGGCAAGAGGCTGAGAGAAAATATGGCGTCACCCTTATCAATCAGCTTAAAAGACTGGATGAATTATCCAGAGGCGCAGAAGATGCAGGGCAATTCTCTGCCGCTATCAACGCTGAGAAAATACGGTCTGCCCTTGGCGGACTGACAATAGACAGGCGCGAGGCAACCCATGTCCATCAGCTTGATAATATGAGCAAGCAAGACATTGTGGCACGGCTGGCAGAACTGCGTAAATCTTATCCGAATGCATTTATCGAGGGGGAGATAAAGAATGTCACGCCAACAGACAACAGAGACGAAAATCTGGAACTCATTGAGGCAACACCTACCGAAGAAGACACACAGCCAACGGATTGAAAACCGCGTATCTGAGGGGATGCCGGACTGCTATCTGTGTATAGATGGTGTGCCTGTCTGGGTAGAATTAAAAATAATAAAAAGTAATCGAATATATCTAAGGCCATCACAAATAGCATGGCATACCAGCCATTCGCGGTGTGGTGGTGTAAGTTTTTTTCTTTGTTACAGCCCCACGGAGAGGCTTGCATTTTTATTTGAGGGTGGATTAGCGGCCAAGATCCAAGGTTCGGGGTTCGATGACCTGCGACCTGCGGCCTTATTCTCTGGGGATCTAAAAGCTTGCGCCTTGAACCTGCGACCTGCGGCCTGCGACCTCTGGTCTATGTAGAAAAAGAGAGACGCCTGCGGCCTGCGCCTGCGCCTCTAAGTTGTAGGAGATATATTGCATAGTAAAATTATAGATGGAAAGGGCAGCGCGTCAAGGCACTGCCCCTTTTTGTTTAGTGTTTCGGGTATGATACTGTTTTGACGGCAGGCGACCAGCAGGCACGGCACTTGCCGCAATAGCCTAGACCCAGCTTGCCCAATTGTTTTTCCTTTTTTGCGGCCTTGTATTCGTCATGGGCGATCATGTCACCGTTTTTCTTTGTGCGGTATGCCTCGCAAAGCTTGCCTACGGCCTTGTGAATATCCGTGACGACCGCGCTGGAATTTTGCCAGGACTCAGGCGGGGCATCATCAACCATGGTCGCGCTGTAACGAACAACGGCATTGCCTGGCAGGCTATCCATCTTTAAAGCTTCCTGCCATAACTTGCGCTCTTTTGTAGGTATCCAGTGTTTTTTGTTCGGTGTTAACTTGGCAACCGCTATTATTTTTAGGCAATGCGCCACGCTCCGCACGTCACCGCTATCGAACCAGCGCATTGTATCATTGCGCGATTTATTCAGAAGCGCGGCCATGTCCTGCACAAAATTATCAGAGTTTAAAAAATCTAGTCTGGCCTGCATTGCGTTTTGTACTACTGGCCACGGGTAAGCCCCTTTCATAGCATAGCAATCGTGACAAACACTGCCCGGAATTTTGGCCAGCTTCTGGCCAGTAACACAACCGAACGCGCTTATATTGAAGCTATCGCCCGGCATCTTTTTTGGTTTTGATAATATAGCAACCATTATTAAAATCTCCTATTCTATGGTTTATCTTATTTTATCTAATCTTTAAACAAACTGCAAGCTTTATCTAATCCTGCGACCCTTTACGACCTGCGGCCTGCGGCCTCGCTCTGATATATAAAGGCCAAACAAAACAAGGCCGGGTCATCCCGGCCTTGCTCTGGGAGATAACTCTCTAATCTCTTCCGATGTCTAACAGGATTTTGTCATCCTCATCCATGAAGAATGTCACCTCATGGTTTTCTGTCTTTATGATTAACAGCCTCTTCCTTGTTTGTGCATGCCTGTTTAACCATTCGGTTGAAATAGTAACGTCGTTACCGTCGGTATGAATTGATAGTGATGATGATTCCATTATGCAATCTCCTTATCATATGGCTGAATTAAATCATCGGCTTGGCCTTCGATATGGGCTAACTCTTCTGCCCATTCGGCAATCTGTTCTGCCAGATTTTCCATAGCTTCTGAAACGTGCTGGTTTTTTGCTTCCATGCTATCGCAGTGTAGATCCTGTGATAACTCTTCTGCTAGGTTTCTAGCCTCGCAGACTGCACTGGCTAGCTTCCTTGCCATGGTTAAGGTTGAACTATCTAACATTATTTTATCTCCTTCTAATGTTACCCATTTTGGGTAGTGTCGCCCAGGGGGACTGGGCTTATCTCATCTTATCAAATTTTTAGATAAAGATAAAGGCTTTTATTTCCTGCGACCTGCGACCTCGCTCTGCGGCCTGCGGCCTTGTACCAAAATTTCCGAAGGAAATTTTGGGCAAAAGAAAAGGGGGCTTTCGCCCCCTGTCCCCTATTCGTTGTCTCTCCGTTGCCATGCCCAGTCGGACACCTTGCCTTCATACATTCGCTTTAACCATGTCGCTTGTGGCGTATTAGATGCATTAGTCCGAAGTCCGACAAGCTTGCCGATAAACTCTCTGTCTTCGAGGGGATGATAGTCTTCGCCATCTTCTGTCCTGTCCCCGTTAACCCAGAGCATAGGGCCATGTACTATCCGCATAAACCGTGCTCTGTCGCACCATTTACCGACATTATCTTTTTTAATCTGTCCTATGCCCAAGGCCATAGTCCAATCGATAACACTAAATTTATAGTCGGGCAGGTTATCCCATTCTTTAACCGACTCTGCATTCCAATTTAATGGCATTGTGTTTCCTTTCTGGGGGGCATAAGCCCCCCTGTTAGTGATAGGATTAAAGCGGTAATTGCCCGTCCCAGTAGTCTATGTTAGCGGTGTCGACCGCGTCGAATGGGGACATATCGTCATGATAGTAATCCATCCACTGGGCGTCGGGTAAATCGTCGACGCCTAGCCCAAGAATACCAGTGACAATCTTATCGCATTCTTTATACCATTCGTCGAAGCTTGGTTTATCTTCTATTGAGCCGTATTCATTTTGGCTCATATATTCGTTTAGCGTTCTTATTAGGATATGCGAGGGCGTTGAATTATAAGACATTGGTTAGCCTTTCTGGGGGGCATAAGCCCCCCTGTTAGTTTAATAACGGTGTTCCTTAACTCGACCGGCCAAGTATTCTCCGACACTGTCAAGCGACTCGAAGAATTTGCCGACAGACATACCGTGACGGTTAAGTACTCTATAGCCAGAGTAACCGTCCGATGATGCCTTTTGAATGCGAAGCCCCATGGCATTAGCGATTGGCTGTAAATACTTCATAACGATTCCTTTCTGGGGGGCATAAGCCCCCCTGTTAGTGATTGGTTTACTTAGGTACGATAACCGCTGATTTATTCTGGGGACGTTCATTTTGCTTTACCCATTCCTCGCCCAGAGCAGATACCCATAAATCTTTGGGAACATACATAGTGACAGGGGCTGGGATAAGAGAAAAGCTTTCTGAATATTCCCCGTCCCGTATTTGCTTTTCAATAGCCGCCTTCATAGCGTTAAGCGATTTGATATCGCGTAAAAGCTTGGCATAGCTAATCCGGATATCTTCTGAACCTGAAGCTTTAAGGTTGTATGCAATCATGACATTATCTCCTTTGTCAAAATATTGACACCGGTCACCGCGACCGCGTCTAATACAAGTATTAGATGCCATATCTAAACATTAGTCAAGACACTAAATGCATTTAATTCGGTTGTATTAAAACTTTTTTTTACAACCTATGGTTAACGGCTCCCCCAGCTTGGGGTTACTGGGGCGGATTGGTAATCAGATTTGACGCGCCGCCGACCCCCCACCCCCTATATGAGATTGCGAGTCATTCGCAGTCGTGTCGTGTCGTTGGGTTGATAAATTCACTCAGATATATTATCGTTCGGGTTATGGAGAACACCGCTGCCCTAGAGCTAGTACCTGACGACGTACTAAAAGAAATCTACCTTCTTGAAGAGCAAGCCAAGCGTCTGGAGATGCGAGGTCGTGCCCAACAAGAATTCATGGCCTATGTCCATCATGTTTACGATGGGTTCATAGAGGGGACCCATCATAGAATCATAGCGGAAAAGCTAGAGCGGATTGCAAGCGGCGAATTAAAAAGACTGATTGTCAATATGCCGCCCCGGCATTCCAAGTCAGAATTTGCATCTTATCTCATGCCCTCATGGTTTCTTGGCAGGAACCCCAAATTAAAAATCATTCAGGCTACCATGAACACCGAACTTGCTGTAAGATTCGGTAGAAAGGTCCGAGATCTGATCGCCGACCCGATTTATCGGGAGATCTTTCCCAACACGGACCTGAAACAGGACAGCCAGGCGGCTGGTCGATGGGAGACCGACGCTGGCGGGGAATATTTTGCAGCGGGGGTGGGTGCTGCAATGACTGGTCGTGGTGCTGACTTACTTATCATCGATGACCCGCACTCGGAACAAGATGCTTTATCCTCGACTGCTTATGATAATGCGTGGGAGTGGTACACATCTGGCCCTCGTCAGCGTTTGCAGCCGGGCGGTTCCATTATTATCGTTCAGACCCGGTGGTCTAAGAAGGACATCACTGGCAGGTTACTGTCAGCAATGGGCAAGGATATGATGGCTGACCAGTGGGAGGTGGTAGAATTCCCTGCCATTTTGCCTTCGGGGGAACCATTATGGCCTGAATTCTGGAAAAAGGACGAGCTACTTAAGGTCAAGGCATCCCTGTCCGTGGGCAAATGGAATGCTCAGTGGCAACAAAATCCTACTTCTGAAGAGACTGCAATGGTCAAACGGGAGTGGTGGCGTCCGTGGGAAGAGGACGATGTGCCAGACTTAGACTATATTATTCAGTCTTACGACACGGCATACAGTAAAAAGGAAACGGCTGACTACTCTGCCATTACAACATGGGGCGTGTTCCGTCCGTTCGACAACAACGAAGAGCATTTAATACTTCTTGACGCTAAGAAGGGTCGCTGGAACTTTCCAGAGCTTAAAACCATAGCGCGAGAAGAGTTTGAGTATTGGGACCCAGAGTTGATGTTGATTGAGGCGAAGGCTTCTGGTCAGCCATTGGCGGATGAAATGAGGTTACTGAACCTCCCTGTTGCCACCTTTGCCCCCGGTCGCCGGAAGGGTGGGGGTGGTTTAGACAAGACTGCCCGTATGCATATAGTATCTCCTATTTTTGAATCGGGAAAAGTGTGGTATCCTGAAGGGGAAAAATTTGCTGATGAAGTTATCGAGGAGGTTGCCTCATTTCCTAATGGCGACCATGATGACTTTTGTGATAGTATGACCATGGCTCTGATGCGTTTTCGTCAGGGTGGTTTTATCAGACTGGACGGCGAAGAGTTTGAAGATGACATGCCGCCACGCAAAAGAGAGTATTACTAATGGCTGAAACCGCCAAATATCCGACATCAAGTGCGTTAAACCAAGTCAAGAAGGACCTTAAGAAAGACAAGCTTAAGGTTCCAGAGCTTGACGAGAAGACCAAGAAGTACCTTGACCAAATGGCTTTACTTGAGCTACGGGCAGAGCTTGACCCATATTTAATTGACAATCCTTTGGCAAGGCTTGGCTTTGACATAATTGAAAGAGGAGAAGAAGTAGATGGACGAAAAG